CTCAGGAAGAATAAGCTCCCATCGGTTGCCCGACAGTATACTTAAACTTATAGTTTTTGTATACCCACTCGATATCCAGCAAGTCCAACCACAAATTACCCAAATTCTCTTGAAGAGAATTTAGGATTTGTGCTTGAAGCTTAACTGGCAATCTATCGGTAGCGGCAGAAAGATCAAAACAGGAAAATTTGTTAACTCAATCATCCTTTTGAAGTAAAATATCAAGAGGTTTAGATTGATCAAATGTTCCGTCAAGATCGCTGATAGTGTGAAGAAAAGCAAACACTGACTTATGCAGTGGTTTCAAGGCCAGCTGGATTCAGTAGTTGGTTATAGCAACCAATCTACCTTTTCCAGCCTGATCAAGAACTACCGCAGTACGTCCGAGTGTAAGCTTATCATTAACTAAAGCAAAAGGTCTCGCAATTCAACCAAGAACAGTTACTCATAACATTATGAGATAACCAGTTCAACTAAGACGCATCACTCTTTTTCAAGAGTTAAACGTTTTAGGGTGTTGAACCAGTGCGACTAAATCTGCATTGGAACATCATGCGCTTTTACGCCCATGAGGTCCAGCAGATTCTAATTTGATTAGTGAGTGATCCTTTATACGGAGTCTAACTCCCAAGTCACGTATCGCCAACTTCAATTCACCATCATCCAATACTTCACTTGTTCCTGTAAAAGGAGCAGTAATAGTAGAGAATTTTGGTTTTTGAACTGACGGCATGACTCGGAAAACTGACAATAATGTTAACAGCATCTGAACCTTTGACTCTCTTTTCTTCCGGATTAATTCCCGAAGAGAAAGAGGAATCAAAGTTGGGAGCCCAGAAGAATCTCTTTTCACCAAGATAGTATTAGGTTTAATACAATCTGTGGTTTCTGGAGAACCTGACAAGAACCTAATTAAAAGTCTAAATACCTCTTTGAGATAAAGGAAAGTAAAATTACTTCCACTTTTCTCCCAAAGGATATCTATTCTCTTAATAAGGACTTTTAGGTCTTTCTTTAAGGCTTTAGCAGTGAAGATTCAGATCACACAATCTAAAAATCTGAATAACTCTTTACGAGTCAATCAGACCTTTTTATTGGTGGTTTTTCTCATATTAAATATATTTCTAGTTTTCATATGTTTATTAATTTAAATGTATGGGACAGAAATGTAATGAGAATGCAAACTTTTGGTTGGCATGCTTAGTTATTTATAAGCTTAGCAAAAGGATAGTGTTTGGTTACCCAAATAACTACTTCTTTGACGTCTTAGATAAATCTAAGATCGAGGTCACCTTTGGGGCGTAAATTGCAATCACAACAATCTCTTTATAGCAAGAGAGGGTGCGAAATAAGACTTTAAAG